CTTACAAACGGCCGACAGTTCCGAATACGTCACAGATTATAACCAATTGAATTTATTCGGTGATTGACCGGACAGCAGTGATGTCCGAAGCCTCCGCGGACAATAGCCCGCGCGCCTATGGAAATCGGCTTACGCCGCGTTTCTATAAGGAATTTTTCAGTGTCGTCTAGCGCCGTACCCTGCGTGTTGATGGCGAAAAACGAATCCTCGGCAACCCGCGGAGTGCCAACCACTTGCTGTAGATAGATGGGCCGCGTGAATAACGCGCCCGCCCGTTGCCCAGCCAGTCCACCAGCAGATTCGCCGACAAGTTGCCGTATGGATATATAGCTACCGACATCCTTGTTAATCATGCGGCGCGTCCGCTCCGCGATGTTCTTCTGTTCCTGGGAAATTTCCCCGTTATAAAAGGCGTTTGACAGTGGGCCGGAGCCATAGTCGTCTGACAACCAAGCGCATAACGCACTCAAGCGATGAGCGCCGTCTATAACGAATATGAAATTAGTCGAGCGCCAGAGAATGATGGACGGGATAACGTCACCGTCGATAAAGCTCTTGACCAATCGGAGCACCTGGTCTGGCTTCCAGTGGTTGGTTTCCCGTTGGAAGTCGGGCTTACGAAGCTGGCGGCGGATGGGAGCTTCGGGCAGCAGCATCGAGATGTTCAACTCGCGGATCATGTCCGGGGCCGACTCTCCCTTCACTTCCCGCGCGAAATCCTCACGCTGTATCATCGCGTCAAGGTTCACCCTTTGTGCCACCGTTGCCCCCTATACGACCGGACGTTCCCCGTGCTTGGAACGTCGAGCGCCATGCTTACTGGGGTAACTCAAACCGGTCAATACGGCTCTAATGTATGTTTTCAACATAAAGGCTGCGGAGTACTGTATTTTATTGGAATACAATACTAAATAACACCACTTACCGATGCTGATTTCAATTCCTCAATCTCTGCGGAGAGAGAAACAATGGCATTATTCGCCTTTATCAGGTCGGCAGAAGGTGTATCGAGTATGCCATGTAGCTGGGCTATTGCGATGTCCACCGATTCCTTCTGAGTGGTAAAGAGGGTAATCTGTGCCCCAAGATTTTGAGAAGCAGTGCTTAGCGTTTCGATTGCTTCCTGTGTGTTCATAGTGGTTCGTTAGAGGGTTAAATGTTGCAAGAACCTGACACGATGGTAAGCGTGGTTCCAACGATGAATGTGCAAACTCGCGACCCTGCCGAGTTGTAGCCGTCCCACTGGAGCTTGCCGCCGGAGATGGTAGAGGTACCGTTGGTAGAGCCATAAGTTCCGACACCCAATATACCGGGGAAGGTGGTTGTGCCGATACCCGTGATGCCGGTGTTGGATACCGTGAAGAGCGATGTGGCGGTCGATGTGCCAGCTTGGATGAGGAATTTACTACCGGAGCCAAGAGAGGTTTCGGTGGGTTTAATTGAAAGGGCTGTATAACCCGCGGTGCCGGATTGAGTAAAGTTGTCGAATATACCGATGCTCACGTTGGTCCCAGCCGACGATGTAGGTGTGGGATTCGTTGATAATTGCGTAATGTTGGCCCCTCCAGTACTTCTATTAACGCTAAACGCTCCAGTGGAAGCAGTACCAGTAGTGAAGTCGAATTGTGATGACGAAGACTGCCCGACAATAAGACGAATTGTTCTATTGCCGCCTGAACCACCAGCACGTCCATCAATCACAAATATATTCCCCGACCACAGCATTTGCACACGCTCATAGTTCGTTACCTGGTCTACTGTGTTGTAGAGCGCTATACCTGTAGATGTATTTCCCAAAGTCAGAGAGTGAGTAGGCGCAGGAGACGAGATACCAACATTACCGCTTGAATTGATCACAAACGCTGTGGAGGTTGCGAAACCGGAGGTAGAGGAAGAAATGGCAAAGAGGTGTGTGGTGCCTCCAGATTCACCAGTAACAGAGAGTTTTGCAAAAGGGGAGGATGTCGCAATTCCGACATTTCCAGTGGTTTCTGCCAGAAATAGGCTGGTGCTATCGCTTGCCGAGTTCGTCTGTATAACAACGCGATCGCCTCTTATCGTCAGGTCTTCATTTGAGTCCCAACGGACATATCCCCGAATTGTGGTTCCATCTTGGAGAAGATAGTTAATCCCGTTCGTTGAAGTATTCGTAGTCTGGAAGGTCAAGATGTTATTGTTAGTTTGTCCGTTCCCTACTTTAATGTCGCCATTAAAATACGCATTCCCCGTTGTCGTAGCACCACCTGATACCGTTAGACCGCCTGTTTGTGTGCCGTTGCCGATGGTCGTGGAACCCAGGGATGTCATGCCTGAGGGGAAGATGAATGAGCCTGCGGCGAACGTGCCCCCCGTAATCGTGGAAGCATCCTGCGTGCCGGTGTGGTTGGCTCGGGCCAGGTATGCTGCCCCCTCCAGCCCGTCAAAGGTGCCTGTCCAGGCTCCTGTGGCGTCCAGGGTGATGTTTTCACCCGCACAGTCGATGCCGGTGCCCTCCACCTCCGAACAGTCGAAGGACAGCGAACCTGCGGAGTAGGTGATGCCCTGGTCTCCGGTCAGATAGGCGTCAATCTTCGCGCGCACCCAGGTTGTCAGGTTGGTGATGTACTCCCCGAGCAAGTCGATAGCTGAGGATACGGAAAGACGGGGGAGCGATGAGGTGGCCGTGGTCGATGTCGCGGTGAAAATGCCAGCGGTAGGGGATGTGGTGGCCGAGAGGCGGAGCGGGTCGCTACCTCCCACCAGGTAGGCGCCGTTTGATACGGTCGTGGTGCCGGTGCCGCCTCCGTTGACGTTGATAGGCGCTGCCAAGGACAGCGACGGGAAAAGCAGCAGCGCGACCACGAGTACCCTTGCAAGCGTTTGTTTCATATAGATTTACATTATACCGAATATGTCTCCCCCTGTGCCCACAGCCCCGTCTGTCAGTGTCGCGGTGAGGGTTCCGCTGTTCCACGTCCACCCCTTGTTTTCCCGCAGTGTACGGCCGTTTACGACGATAGCCTTGGGTTTCGCAGTGAAGACGAAATCTGCGTTCGTATCGTCCACGTCGCCGGTTGGGTCTTCGGTGAGGAAGAATTGGGTGGTGATATCGTCCATCATCTTCTTTGTGACGGCCAGGATCATCTTGTAGGTCTTGCCAGAGGTGTTCTTCGTGGATGCCGAGGTGCCCTCCTGCGCGCGCGTCACCGTGAGGGTGTCAGTCGAGCGTGCAGTGCAGCGGACGATTTCTACGTTTGGGTCGTCCGCCGGGTCGCCGTAGTCTGTGGAATTGTACCAGACGACGTTGAAGGCCCCATCGGTCGATGGTTGTGGGAGCTTGGTACCTTCACCAGCAGAAAGCGCCACTGACAAATCAGCGGCGCTATAGCCGGTCGAGACCGTGCACTTCGCAAAGTTGGTAGTTGGGTCGAGCGCCATACAGTGTTTGGCCTATCGCTGCTCCTTGATCGGGATGAACTGCGCCCATACCGCGCCATTGCCGCCCGTCATGGAGAACACCACTCGGGTGAAGCGGAACGGTGTGGGGACAAGGACGGCCGCCGTCGATGTGGCGCTGTTCGCGTTGGTCAGTCCTGCCCCCTGTATCGTGGATGATGCGAACGTCCAGGAGAATGAGAACGGGTTGGCCAGGTTGAAGACAGGCGCAGTCGTGGTAGCAGGTTGGTTCGGGTCGATGACGAAGCTGCGATACCAGTCGATGCCGTCGTGCGAATACTCCGCGGTCGCCTTGAGCGTGGTTGCGGTCGATGAGGCAGCGAACCGGATGAGTAGCCCTGCAAAGTCCGCTCGGTAGGTCGCCCCGCCGCTCACGGTCTGTGCGTAGGCGTCGTAGGTCGGTGTCGTGGTCGTGCCGGTGCCAGCGCCCATATACGATGGTGACGTGGTCGCAGCGCTCGTCGAGGTGGCCACAGCGTAGGAGGACGGGTTCGCGTGCGCCTTTTCAGCGTTACCAAACCCCATCACTGCCACCAGTGCGAGCACCGGGACGAATAATCTATAGCGTTTAATCATGGTGTTAGAGGTTAGCGGATGGGTCTGCCTCGGGTTCGTCCGTTGGCTCCGATGGCTCAGATGCGTTGGTGATGAGGTCCACAAGAACGCCTTTGTTTGGAGCGTCCTCGATTTCCTTCTCGTCGATGCCCTTCTCGCGTGCCAGGTCTTCAAGCTCCTGGCGGGTCATCTTCTCCGATACGACGGGGGTGATGTCCTCTGCCTCGCTGGATGAACCTTGGTCGTCGCGACCGTCGATGGATGGTTCGCCGGTCTCTACCGGCTCTCCGCCTACCTCGGGCTTCTGGCCCTTCTCCACGACCAAGTCGCGGTTCCGTGGGACAACGACCTCGGGGATAGGGTCTTTGGAGATGATACCTGTGTCGAGCAGGTTCGTCGCTGCCTGTGAGCCTTTCTCCAGTTCCACGACATCACCGCGTGTATACGCCTTGTTGTCGTGGTTGAGGTTTCCTAGTACGTAATATTGCATAGTGTTAGTCGCTTATAGCTAGTCAGAGATTGTATATTCCAAGTACACGTTCAGTTTTCCGGCGGTGAGTGCCTGTGTGGCAACCGTCGCGGTGATCTCGCGGACATCCGTGGTTTTCAGCATCGAAGCGGCGAACAATGCGGCGACTTCGAGTGCCGTATCCGATGCGGTGCTACCGGCAATAGCTGGGAAGCCAATTTTCGAGCCGTGGATACCTGCGTCCCAGACGTTTGATGCGTCCGAGATGGCGATAGCTGCAACGATGTCGTCGGCAGCCTGGACGTGCAGTGCGATGGTGCCTGCGTCGGCTCCTGCCGAGGTAAACGTGGTGACCACGTCCACCCACGCGCGGGTGATGACCGCATTGTCCGGGATGTAGACGCCGAGGCCATACGCCGCGATGGGACGCTCTGCCGTGTTGGCCGATGGATCAAAGGTCGCCACTGCGATCTCTCGAACCACCGTACCCTCTCGCTTGGTGCGTGTGACACCCGACTTGTTCGCCACCTGGAACTCAGGTGCGATGACGGGAATGTCTTTTCGATAAACTTCTGCCATATAGGGTGATGTTGATTAGCCTCGGGGGTCTGGGCTGGTGCACGATTGCTCATGCAACCGTCCAGGCCCCCAAAGGGGCTGGTTAATTTAGGCTACTGCTGCGGTCACAAGGTACCCTGCTGATGCAGATACCAAATTCTGGTCGTAGTAGTGGTTACCAACGCGGACGTAGGTTCCCTTTCGGTCTTCCTCGTCAGTACCGCGCAAGCGTTCAACCTGTCGGTCTTTCCACTGGTAGGTCATACCGAGCGTTATCATTTTCTGGCTAACGCGTGGGTTGACGTAGGCGAGGATAGCGTTCTTGCCCCAGATATAGCCCATAGCGTCTGTCTGGCCTTCAACTGCGGTGTTCTTTCCGGCTGCACCGATGATAACACGCTCAACGTCGAAGAGGCGGGCCAAAAGCTCAGGCGTAGCTACACCGAGTTGTGAGTACTTCACGCGCTCAATGACGGCTGGGTGGTCTACGAGTTTGTCGTACACTTGCTTGCCGAGCACGAGAACGTTCGGGTCAACGTGGATAGCGCTGTGGATTGTCTGCTTACCGGTGCGGATGATGCCGATAGGGTCTGAGTTGCTGTAGTCACTCCACTGTGAGGTGCCAGACAGCGTCGTGTACTGGGTCAACACGCTCGTGCTGGTGAGTGATGCTGCGAGTTCGTTCTCGCGAGCAACCAAGTGTTGCTCAGTGACGTTCTCGGTAGCGTCCTGGAATGGGTCCATAGGTGGGACAGCGCCGTCAACATCTTCGTCGGTCACGAACTGCTTCAGAGCGTGGTCTTCACAGAAGTACGGCAACCCCGTCGTGAGGCTGAGCGTGGTCTCGTGCGAACGGGCACCCGCACCACGTTCATTGTCGGTGACACGGAATTTCCCTTTGTCGTAGATGAAGTGCTTGCCCGATTGCTTGGAGACGCGGAGAGATGGGAAAAGGGTCTCTGCGATGTATGCAGAATTTTGGTAGCCTATCGAGACATTTGTCAGGACTGGGTCTACGCCTTGGTAACGGTTAGTCATACGAGTTAGTAGTTAGGGGTTAAGTTACGCGATATAGAGATGCTGGACACTAAGCTGCACTTCTGCGAGGTCGCCGTCTGCTGCTGCGGCGGTACCGATAAAGCGACCGATGGTGATGTTACCGTCGGTAGTGGTGGCGATAGCCTTACCTGCGCTGTCCGTGGTTACCCAGTCGCCGATGTTGATGGCGCCACCGGCTTTCACCTTAGCGACACCACTGAAGGCGTACACTGCCTGCTCGCCAGTGTCCGGGGTGTTTTGGAGAACGCCGACAATGAGGTCGGTTGCACCCTCAGCTACCTCGATGAGGCCGGTTGCGGAGAGTTGAACGATATAGTGCTGCTTCGCGGTCATGTCCTCGCCTGCTTCGCGCGAGAAGAGGTGTCCGATGTTTTCTGTTGACATAATGATGATTAGTTAGTGATTAACCTTGGGATTCTGCAAGTGCAGCTTCGTAGCGGGACTTGAGGTCTGGCTTTTCTGTATATACCTTGCGCAGGGCACTAGAGTAGTCGAGCTTACCCTCGGATGCCTTGATTTCGCCCTGCACCGCGTCCTGGACTTCCTTCGCTACACCCTCGAGCGTGGTCGCGGTTGTGCCACCGTCACCCAGTTCACCGAAGATTTGCTTCGTTGGCATGTTGCTGATGATGTTGCGGAATTGGTCACGTTGCTTGGCGTCGAGTGAGAACATGAAGGCTACTACGGCGTCTTTCTGCTTAGGAAGGATTCGGCCTTCTTTGTTGCTCTCGCTGAAGGTGAGCTTGTCAACCTCTGCGGTGAGCTTCATCTTTTCAACTTCTGCGAATGCCTTTGCACCGTCGTTGGCCGCTTTTTTCAAAGCGACAACCTCGGCCTCGGACATGGTGATGACCTTGCCCTTGTTCTTCTCGGATGCCTGCACTGGTGCGTCGCCCTCACCGTTGCCGTCGCCGTTTCCAGCGCCGTCCCCGGCTCCTTCGCCGCCCTCGTCCTCACCGCCTTCCGCAGGAATAACGCTTTCAAACGTGGTCTTCTGCTCGTCGGTAAGTTCTGCTTTGTGCTCCACCAAGAAGGTCTTCTCCTCTGCGGAGAGTTCCTCTGGCTTCTTGGCTAGAATGTCGTTCAAATTCATAGTTGTTGTATTAAACTGCTGCATAATTTCTGGATCACTGAACGTGACAACGGGCGTGAGTTCCTTGAAGTAAGGTGAGTTGGTCAATGCCCCGCCTACCAATACGTTCTCGCGCTTCTCTCCAGTCTCCGGGTCTGAATAGACCTCATAAAACTCCGGGGAGAAGTACTTGAATGCTCGGTCGGACAGGAGCTTCTCGCCCTCACTCGTCCACTCCACGTACGCCCACAGGCCCTTCACGCCACGGTCATAGAGTTCTTTGAACCATCCGATTGCCGGCAATTCGCCGCCGGACATACCATTGTCGTGCCCTGCGGTGATGCGGAGGTCCAGGCGGACGCCATCTTTGAAGTTCTTGACGAACTCCGCGATGTCGGCCGACGTAATCTCCATTTCGCCGTATACCGGATGATTCCACTTGCCCGTTGGCACAATGTGTATCTCGTCCGGGATAGCAACACCCGAACCGCTCTCGTTGAAGAGCTGAATGGGGAACGCGATTCGCTTCTTGCTATCGCTGGGTTGCTTCATGTCCCTATCATACCGCTTAAGCGGGTGTGATACTTTCCCGCATGTTGATAACTCGCCCCAGGGGCGTTGGTATGAGAGGCTCAAATGAGTTCTGCTGATCGCTTGTTAGAGATTCGATCCCGCCAGCAGGAAATGTCGCACCAAGGCGGATTTCCCATCGAAGTATTGCGCGCCCAATGGGAGGCCATCTCTCCACACGCAGTCTCTATGTTTATGGGGAGTGACTTCAGCGATTTCGTTGTCATAAGGGCCGTGACGATCACGGAGAATGTGTTCAGAGACTCTGTAAAGAGATTGATGGAGGGCGATCCAGAGTGCATGCAGCGTGGCTTACGCTTAACAGCGAAGGTCCCGAACCGGGACATAGCGGATATCATGCTCCACTTGGAGCAACGTTCGTTCACCGGGGCCGATCTTACGGCGCACCTCCTCCCGTGCAGCAGTGTCGCAGACGTCATTAGTAGTATGCAAACTATATACGGGGACTCGTTTAAGGCCGACCTCGCGACATCAGGAGAAAGGTGGATCGAAGACAACGGCAAAGAGCCAACACCCTTCATTAAAGATTTTCATGAGAATATTTCCACAGTGAGTAAAATATTTGAGGCGCGCCACCACTACTGTCCGGTTGACGGCGAACGAACCCTCGGTAGGCATCTGAAAAGAAATGGCTTTCAGGCGTTTTTGCGTGGTGTCGAT